GTTGTAGTATCTGCGACTACGACGACGATTGAATGGTATGCACCTGTTGGGGACTACAATACCTCTTCTTCTGATGTTTTCGAGTTTGGGGGGCAATTCAGCGTTGGTGGAGGATTTATCCATCAACCCGGTGCGCCGTGGGGTGTCCACTTCCAACGCAGGTTGTGGGTTCCCTTTTACTACGACCCATCAGGGACTTATGACGTAGCGACTTACACCAGCCGTAAGATCACCGATGAGATTGCGGTTTCTGATATTCTGGACACAACCACGTTTGACCAGATTTCCAACCAGTTCCGAATCAGCGGTGGGACTGCTGATTACGTTGTGGCTATGCACGGCTTCTTCGATGACGGCATGATTGTTCTGAACAGGAACAGCTTGCACATTATCCAAGGGACGCAGGGCAGCTTGAATGACACCGTTGTGAAGGAGTTGACCTCCGAGGTGGGATGCCTGGCTAGAAAGTCCATTGTGATGCGAGGAAACGCCATGTTCTTCCTCTCTGATGATGGCGTGTATGCGGTTGAGTTCTTGGATCAATACAACCTTCGTGGCGCGGATGAACCTATCTCCAAGAACATTCAGCCTTACATTGACCGGATTAGCTCCCAGTATGCCGATAAAGCGGTAGGAGTCATCTATGAGAACAGGTATTATCTTGCTGTTCCTCTGGATTCCTCTCCAAATGCTGGTGATGCCAAGGGAAATAACTCAATACTGGTCTTCAATTTCCTCAATAAAGCGTGGGAATCGTTGGATACCTTTGGAGATACGGAGTTTTTGATTGAAGACTTCATTGTTGGGAGCGCAGATGCTCGCAATAATCTTTATGCTGTAACGGCTAACGGTGGATTGCATGAGCTTGAGGCGGTTGAAACTGCAAACGACCGTTTGAATGTCACCAACCTTGGGACAATTGCGGTAGATGCGCCCATAAACGCTCGTTTGACTACGCGCGGGTATGACTTCCAGAACCTGGAACGCAAGCGATTTACGGATGCTCAGGTCAACATCCAGACATTGGCTGGAGAACAAGGAGAATATGAGATCGAGTTTGCGGCGGAAGATCCTGATGCAGCAGTTCAGATAGGAACTACGTCAGATTTCTTGGGTGGAGAATTGCTTACGCCTTCAGTTGAAGGTGAATCGGAAACGGCAAGCATCAGATGCCGTCTTGGTGGCGTTCGTGGCTTTACGGGAACTATGATCTTGACAAGGACGGTCGGCTCCCCCAAGATAAACTCAGTCAAAGTGTCTGGTTCAGTCACAAACAGACAAATCATTTCACAGAAATAGAATATGGCAGGCGCAGTAAATACAGGTTACACATTTTTAGATACTGATGTAATCACCAGCACGAAGATGAACAACATCATCGACGAAACGGTGATGACTTCTTATGCTATCATCGGCTCGACCCTTGCCGTATCGGATGGGAAGCTACGGGTGAATACCTCCGGGATTACCGCTAATGAGTTGGCTACCGGCTCTGTGACGACCACGGCAATATTGGACGCAAACGTAACAACTGCAAAGATTGCAGACTCAAATGTTACAACTGCCAAGATTGCTGACTCAAATGTTACAACGGCAAAGATAGCAGACTCTAATGTTACTCTGGCAAAACTGTCTTTACCTTCCGGTTTCCCTGTTCAGGTTGATCAAGCGGTAAAGACAGACATACAGGCGTTTACTAGCAACGCCAGTGACTGGGAAGATATTACAGACCTTTCCATAACTCTTACTCGCGCATTTGCTTCGGCATCTGGAAAGGTGTTGATACAAGGAGTTGTCAATACCGATACCAATAATGGCAGTTTCGGGGTTGCCATACGAATCCAACGTGATGGAGTTACAATCGGAGTAGGAGATGCGGATGGAGTTAGACAAAGGGCAACCTCACTTGGGGCGCACGGTGGCAGTTATGGAGCATTCCCGATTGCGATCAACTTTCTTGATACCTCTCCCGGATCTAACGCCACAGTGACCTACAAGTTGCAGGCGCGGTCTGGAAACACAGTTACTAACTACATCAATAGGGATAATAATGATTCTGATAGTAGTAATTTCACTTACAGGACTATTAGCACACTCACTGTCACAGAGCTTGCGCCGTGAACCAATACCTAGAAAAAGCGCGTGAAGATTACGGAAAATATAACATCGACTTTCAGTCACTCCTTGGATGGCATCTTTGTCACGGTTTTGTTTTATGCTGGCCTGACGCATTTTCAATGGGATATTTCTCAGACTCAATCGACCCACTCACACCATGCTTGCGCCATCACGCAGACACATTGTTTGCTACCTACCACGCAGGAGACATGGATGCCTCACTCTCAATGCTTTACGATCAATTCGACTTCATTGCGTTCCAACGATCATTCAAAGGATCTGATCGCGTAAGGCTATTCCCGATGGAATCGTTAAAATCTAAACTCAAATAATTATGGGATCAAAACCAAAAGCAGTTCAAGCTCCAAAGATGGATATTGCAAAAGATATTCAGCAATACGTTTCTGGTATGTCTGCCGCATTGCCGGAGATATTCTCCCAAGAGCAACAGTTCCGCCCACAGTTTCAAGGGTTGAACCTTGGAGACATACAATCGTTTCTTAGCGGTGCAGGTGGACAACAGGGGATCTTTGGCCTTAGCCGTGAAGCCGCGCAACAAGCTGGCATGGGTCTTGGTGAGGCAAGGGAGGCAGAACTCGGTCAAATGACCGGACAAGCAGGTCTTACCCGTGGACTGATGCAAGCCCTATCGCCAGAGCAAGCAGCAGTTGTGCAAGGCTTTGGTGATGAAGCTCAGAGAGCTTATGCAGCGTCCCAAAGGATTAGCCCGGAAGAACAGCGCGGATACCAACAGTCAGCGCGTGAAGCTGCTTCTGCGGCTGGCCGCCTTGGTGGTAATGCCGCCATTGCATCTGAGGTGATGGGGCGTGAGGATGTATTCGCCCGTAAACGTGCCGAGGCTGCACAGGCAGGTCAGAACGCTTACAACGTGGCACAGGGGTTCTACACCCAGCCAGGTCTTAGCCTTCTTAGTTCCGCTCCAATGTCGTATCAGGCGGGGCAGAACCAACTTGGCCTTGGACTAGGTGCTATCGGTGCGGGAACTCCACAGTTGTTTGATACTTCGGTAGGGCTGAACCTTGGTGCTGCACAGCGTCAGAATCAACTTGCTGCTGCTCAAGCTAATGCACAAGCAAAGGCTTCTCGCAGCTCTGGAATTATGGGTGCGTTGGGAAGTATTGGTGCTGGGCTTGCCAGCAATCCAGCAGCTATTACAGCAATTTGATGAGAACCAAAATACAAGACGCTATAAAAAATATCGAGCTTTGCTTGACTCACTCCAAGAAGCCAGTATTGGCATGGAGTGGAGGCAAGGATAGCATGGCGTTGCTTGATCTTGTAGTGAACAAGGTCGGAGTTAAAGTGCCAATCGTGTTCTATCGTGAGCAATGGCAACCGCATAAATATGCTTTCCAGAATCGAATCATTGAGGATTGGGGTCTTGAGGTTTACACTTGGCATCCTGCAATATCCAACTTCCAACAAACTGATGATGAGTTTGAGGTGCAGAATCGCTACATCTTTGACAATACGGATATGACCTGCCCAACGGGGATTACCCCAATAGAAGAGGGACAACCTTGGGTGTGCGCTATGGACATTTATAACCGCCCCAAGAACCAGGGCATTATTGCTGGATGGGATGGGATGCTTGTAGGACATAAGTTATGCGACTCCGATCCTATTTACGGTGGAGATGCTGGCATTCGCGTTGACGTAAGGGTTAATCCACATCAATGCAACGCCTTCTACCCAATCAAAAGCTGGACACATGACGATGTTTTTGAGTATTGTGAATCCAACAATGTTCCGATTCAAACTAGCAGATACGAAAAGGTAGATGGCAAGTGGGGTGAGAAAGCAGATAGGTCGCAAAATTGTGATTACGTCCATGCTTGCACCGCTTGCCTTGACCGAAGAGATTCAGCACCAAAGTTTGTGCATTGCCCTAAGTTTGAATGCACCATAGAAAACATTTCAAAGCGTGTGGTTTGGGCAGACCAATCAATCCCATCATACATGAAAGACTAATAATATGCAACCTTACGGAAGAGGAAAAATGCTAGGTTCAGGGATCAACCCTGAGTCATTCAAGCAAGACTTTAGTGGATTTACCCGTGCTGCGGAAATCCAAGCGCAGGGAATGGCTAACCTTGGTGCTAATATCGGCGGGGCTATTGAGGAAGTAGGTGATTACTTTAAGAAGCAAAAGGAAGATGAGAAGAAGGTTCAAAAGTCTTTAAGCGTAGCCAAGGCTATTGGAGATTTGATTCCAGGACTGCAACCAACAATCAAAGGTTCTTTAGCCATACTTAATGACAAGGAGATTCCGCTTAGTCAAAGGACGGCAGAAGCAGACGCTATTGAAAACATCCTTAATCTTAGTATCAACGAGGTTCGCAACCGTCAAGATGTTGGGTTTAAAGAAAGAGAGTTGGCAATTCGAAAATCTGAAGCACTTGCCAGGAATGCGTCATCAAAACGAAGCGCAAACCTTCAACTAGGAGAAATTAGAGAAATCATAAATGGAAAACCATACAACGTTAAGGTAACTTTTGATCCTGCTACTGGAGAAACACGCAGATTAGATGGGTCAGTTGTTAGCGCAGGCTTCCGTGATTCTGCTGCTATTGATGCTGGATTGAATACAGGAATTCCATTAACGGCTAGCGATGCTGAAAGAAGGGCTATTGAAATAAATAACGCATTAGAAATACCTGATAGTAACAATGCAGTAGAAGCCAATCCTATTCTTCTTAATGACTTCCCAGATGGGATGCCAATAGCTACGGAAACCCCAGCTCCAGTTGGCGCACCAACTATGACTGAGACGCCAGCAATTGACGCATTGCCCGCGCAGATAGATGCGTTGCAGACTAGCCGTCCCTCTATTATTCCACCGGGAGCTACTCCTACTGAAAGTAAGGAAGTCGAACAAGCAAGATTCCTAACAAGTGAAGAAAAACAAAAATTTGGTCTTAATGTAAATAACCCATTTGCTGCTAAGTTTCAAGGAGAAACAATGATTTCCATACCAGAAATTATTAAGGAGGGGCAATTACCAAGTAAATTTAGACCAGCAATTCCAGAGGAAGCTGCTCGATATGATGCAGTAGCAGGGCAAATTGACGAATCTACGGGGAGATTCTATCCAGCACCTAAAATACCAGGGCGCACTACACGTTTTAACCCAGAAACTAATGAGTTTGAGATTATAGAAGGTGTTGATAATCGTGAAGCACTAAAAGAGCAAAAAGCGCAACAGGCAAAAGAAAGTCTTGTAGACCAAAATATGCAAGACCTTTATTTCCTTGAGGATAGGACTAGGGATATGGCTCCTGGTGTCACTGGTGCTGCTGGAAGGCTTATTTCCGAAAAAGTCTTCGCTACTAAACAAGCAGAGAACAAAGCTATTATTGACCGGATTTCAGCAAGGTTGACTCTTGGGACTTTGCAATCAATGCGTGAAAATAGCCCAACTGGTGGTGCGTTAGGTAACGTGTCTGATAAAGATATTGAAATCCTAAGGAACGCAGCAACATCACTTAGCAATGCTCAAAGTCCAGAAGAATTTGACAGAGAACTAATTCGTTTGCAAAACCTTCAGTATGATTCAATTCATGGTAGTGAAGATTTGCTCAAGAAAAAGCTAAAAAGCGGAGAAATAACCCAAGATCAATTTGATTCAGTGCAAGCTAATCGACCAGTTAGGTTATTGGGAGACAGAGGGCAGATCATGTCTAAAGATACTCAACCTAGTCAGAAACCGTCAATAGGTTTAACGCCAGATGAGATGCAGTTTCTTGAATCTAGGCCATATTGAGTTGATTGATAAATATTAAGGTTGTAAATATGGCAGAACAAGTAAATCAAGGTTTGTCTGAACAAAAGGTCGGCATTGGCGAAGAGATCAAACAAGTGTTTGATAAAAGGAAACGCGCAATGGAGGCTTTATACAAAGCTGATGAAGAAAAAGATTACGTTCGTGCTAAGGAGATAAAGCAGGATGTATTGACGATGACATCCATGCTTGATCGTTTGGAGAAAGATTTTGAAGTTGTAGTCGATCAGGAAGAAAGACAAAAGGTAGCAAAGATTTCTAAAGCATCGGAAGCATTAAGAACTGGTAGTTACAAGCAATTAGCTGGTGGGCAACCGATAGGAACTCCTTCTATTGGTTCTGGGATGTTTAATCCATTTATGATGGCAACACCTGTTGTCCAAAAGTCACCACAGCAGATTGATAGGGAAAAGAAGGAGCTTTT